TCCACCAATCCCCATCGTTGGCACTACATTCAATTGTTTACCTACATGAATCCCGAATTCCTTTTCTATTTCATCCTGGCCAACTTCGTATTTATCTGTAATCAGGTTATAGAGTTTTATCCGGTCTTCGTTATTCATTTCGATACGGTTGCTGTACTTGAATTCCAGTCCGGGATCAATATATCTCATGTCCACCAGCCGGGGAATGATTTCTTCATTCATAATGTTTTCGATATACCTACGATATACCTCAATGCGTTCACGGAAAATATCCTGATGTGCTTTGGTACTTCCTACATACGACTGCATGCCACCCGCCATACTTTCCGATCCAAGTATCATGTTCGATACTTCACTATTTACCAATTCGATCAGTGAAGTGTATATCTTCTCCGAGTTGGACATCGTAAACGTCTTGATGTCTATCTCGTCATCCAATCCTGTTACGATGACCTTGTTCTGGGCAGCATTAGCAATGTCCCCGGCCAATCTTTTGCGATCACCGTTACTTTCACTAACGCTTTTTCCGTGGATGATCGGTTGACCGTAAGTATGCGAGAAGTTCACGTAATTCGCTAATGTGAATTTCTTGGCAAGAATCAATGGTGTGGTAGCAGAGAACAGACCAATGTCGCCGGAATTAATCAGAATATAATTTCGGGCGTATGTCGTGGTATTCAAATTCCAGTTAGGTGCCCAGATACCCTGTCGTTTGACTACCACCCGCTGGTCCGGCAACACATTCCGCCTTTCTACGATATTCACCTCAGCCAGTTTACCGGTACGCTTGTTGATGTGTGGCATAATCTCCAGTAATGTATATCCATAGAGCTTGGCTTCCACGATACCTTTGATGATTTTGTCGAACTGTGAACCCTGTACTAATAGAGTTTGCCGGATGTCTTTTACATATTTCCCTTTGTCATTGATACGTGCCAACATATACCGGTCACCCAGAATCTGGCTTTCAAGCGTTTCGATAACGGCCCGGATATGTGCATCTTGCTGTAAACAAGCCTCATACAAGTCAATAAGCCTTGACCTGTCATCCAGAATCGTTCCTGATTCGATGTCTTTACGTATGCTTTTATACCGGTTGTTCCGGTCTATCTCCCAGACATACTCCTGAATGGTCTTTTTACTGGTACGAAAGATACTTTCCAGTAACTCTCCACCAAATGAACCTTCTGTATGATTCGACTGCATTTTTATTTTAAGAATAGAGAGATGCCACAGGGAAAGTTATTTTTCACCTGCCTGGATATACAGACTTAATTTCTCGCTTTTCATATTATTTACTGTGGAAAACGTGAAATAAATATATACAGACCTCAAAGGTCAAAAAAACAACAAATAAATAATGTAAATAGCGTTATATCAACTATATAGTCTATTTTATCACGTTAATATTATGTAATATTGCTTTTTGTATTTATATTAATATCATATATTTGCACTCAATTTTTTTATAAATAATATCAACATGAAGAAAGTTTCTTCCTGCGATGAAATCAGGTATCGGGAATTTCCCGAGTTGAAATTTGGAAAAAGTGAAGATGGGCTCTATTATTTTGACGCCACTCATTTTATTGAGTGCGAAGGTGATATCCGTAAACACAATGTCCGGGATTTCGATATTGGTTTTCATTTCTGGAAGAGAGCAGCCATGGAAGCCTATTCCTTAAGTCCCCAGGACATTATTATCCAACATGCCAATGGACATTTTCTCATAGAAGAATCACTCGCTCTACTTTTTGTGGCTTATATAGACCCGGCATTTGGTGTTTATATGTTGGAGCGAATATCTGAAATGCTGGTTAGAGGTGTTGTCATATCTGACCTTACCATTCTTACGCTTGCAAAGGAACGGCTTACCCCAGAGGATATTTCACAAGTAATCACTTAGCATAGTCGTTTATGAGAAAAAGTAAATTCAAACAACCCAAAGTCGTCCTTGTATTTAATGGGGCGCGTGTGTTGATAGCTATTGTACGCTCACTACACAGTGTAGCGCAGCTGTCGAGTAATAACCTGCAGGCAATCTCTTTTTGCTGCACGGGAAGGTACATCAGTACAGGTGGATTTTATTATAGGCATGTCCATCCTGATATACTGGTTGATGTAAGCGATCTGGATAGCCTGCGTTTGGAAGAGTACGATGAAATGTGTGGGCAGACAGACAGAAGATATCATACAGTACGTGAAATGGCGCACAAAAGGGATAATGCCAAAAAGAACAGGAACAATAACGTAAAAGCAGATAACCGTGAAGAATAAAATTGAACCTTGCAAAATCCCTTTTGATACGTATGGGATATGGGTAATCAAAGACGATTTGGGTGGAATCATCTGGGTGAACCTACACAACATTTGCCTGGCACTCAAACGTAGAGAAATGATTGAGAATGGGAAAGCCTTGAGAATCTGTAAAACAGCAACCAAGTTTCCTATGTACAAAAATGGAAAACTCTACTGGTTTGTAAAGCTCTACGATATTATTCAGCTAACAAGGCGGGTAAGGACAGAGAGTAGCATGGCTGCCAAACTCTGCGATGAAGTGGATGCCTGGGTGGCAAAGCTACCGGTAGGAAAAGAAACGAAGGAAGTAAATAAAGGAAATCCTTCGGAAATTAATATAATCATTCCTGCTGAAAAAGAAAGAAAGCAGGGACCTATTCCGCAGATGGATACATATCAAGGTGCCACAACGGCTCAGTCTGGAGAAACAAATAGCCTGGTTGTTCTCCAGTACGAAGATCAGCGCATATCATTTAAGGCCGAAAATGGCATGACGTATACGAATGCCACAGAAATGGCCCGGAAGTATGACAAAAGCCCACGGGAGTGGTTATTGCTGGCTGACACCTTACGCTTCAGGCAATCCTTGGTCGAGCGAGGCATAACTCCCTCCTTAGAAAGTCAGGTAATAACTCGCAGAGGTAGCCTGGGCGCAACCTTTCTGGAGCAGAATCTGGCTTTGGAGTTTGCCCGCTGGCTCGATCCTAATTTTGCCATCTGGATGAATAAGACCAATCAAGAACTTGTCAAGCAGGGGTTCGTAGTCCTGAAAAAAGATACGCTGGAAACAACCACTACTTTCGATGATATCATCGAGCAATTTGGCGTTCCCCAAACCAAGAGTGAAGCATTACTACTAGCAGCAGCTTATGCCAAGAAAATTGAAGAAGATAAACCTAAAGTGGACTACTACAACGATATGGTGGAAAACAGGGATGACTTTACCACCTCGCAAATCTCCCTCGAACTGAATATCTCTACCGTTCAGCTCCACCGGTTTCTACTTGAAGAGAGGATCGTTAAATTTGAGAAAAAGCGCTATGTGGTTTATCCCAATCATTCCGTACTGCAAAAAGACCATCCGTACATGTGGACAAATAAGCGAGGTAAAACTTACGTTTATAGCCGGACCAAACGCTGGACCAAGGCTGGAAGAGAATATATTATTGACCTGTACAAACAGAAAAATCCAACTAATTAAATTAATGCTTGAAATATGAATGAATTATTGAATAAGATAGCTGAAAGGACAGGCCGAAAGCCGGTCAGTTGTACCTGTGCCGATTGCCGGTCACAATGCAGAGTTCCTTGTATTGGAACACCTGATGATATGCTGGAAATCATTAAAGCCGGTCACGCGGACAAGCTTGAGTTTCACAACTGGAATGTGGGATATCTTTTGGGAAAGCTTCCGGCGCCCATTACAATTATACGCCCCAAAGTGATAGAAGGCAGTTGTGCCTTTTTCAAAAACAATCTTTGTGAGTTGCATGAATCCGGCTTAAAACCAACAGAAGGAAAACTTTCGTATCATACACTTAAACTCGACAATTTTATTTTTGAGCTATCCCTAAGCTGGAATGTGGCCCAGGAGTGGATTCGATTGGATAATCTCCCCAAAATAATCAAGTTGATATTTTTTATGCGAGTTTTTAAAGCATCCAAAGAAACTGAAGAATAGCCCAACCTAGCCTAGCCTTCTGTGTATTATTTATTGTTGCCCCCGGATAAGGTATTTGCCTGTCCGGGGCTTTCTTGAAATGCCTTAAGTTTAAGCCTGATCACAGAGGAGCTCCAACTCTTTTTTAGTAATACTCTCTATGGAACGGCACTGTTCAACAAAATGGGTCTTGCAAAACTTCTGCAACTTTTCTATATCTGTCGTCAGAGAGAGTATAGCCAGTAATTTCTTATATTTTTCGAGGTCGAAATAATAATAAACCCGGTTCAGCTTCCGGTTATTCTTTTTGGTCAGCAATCCCAGCCTGATGGTTTTAGCAATGCATCTATCAAAAGCATACGGGGTGAGTTGCATTGCTTTCATGTATTCAGCCCGCCCTCCGGGAATAAACAGACCCATTTCTTTCATCTTTTCGAAACGGACCATGTGTAAAACGAATCGTTCTTCAGCAGGAGTAAATACCAGTGGGAGGCGAATGTGATAGCTCACATAGTTTCCAATGCTTTTTTGTTTGTTCCTCAGACTCATTTACCGGCAGGCATATTCTCATTCACATAAAAGAAATAAATCACTTTCTCCACCATTGGCTTATAGACCCTGTATCCGAGCTCCCGGGCATATTTTCCCACTGTTACACGGCTGGGAAGTTTGAATGAGTTTTCCCTCATGTGCGCTGCCATTTCTTCGTAAGTCATTCTTTGTTTCAATTCCATGCTACAAGCTTTTTGTTAGTTATACGAATCAATATCATTTAAGTATAGGTTTATTCCTGTGGGAATGTTTAAGACGTAAGCTTCGAAAAGGAATAATCAGGGTATTTTTTATGGCTGAGAGTGGAAGAGAGTATACTCGAAAACAATGATCTATATATAATATTAATATTATAACTATCATGTAATACATAGGATATACATAAAGTATACGTATAGGATCTATTAAATAGTACTGAGAGTATGGATGTATTATTGGTTGTATAGAACTCTTATATAGTCTTGTATTCTACATTATACAACCTGTATAGTACCTTCTACAGAACTTGTACACTACATATAAGGGTTTTATACATAACCTTAATCTTTTTCTTTATGTAAAGAAAAAGATTCAAAAAGAAACACACTTAACAGAAACGCCTTTCGGCGTTTTTCTCAGTTTTATGAATTATGAAGAATTTTAGGACGGCCTCTCTTTTTAGGGGGTTCAATATAAACATTTACAAGTTGTTTTTTTCTCTCTCTAAGGATAGCATTTAAGATAGAATGAGCAGTTTCCTTTTTGCCAAAGTAATTGCCGATCCTATAAAGTCCGTTATCTTTAGTCTTGTCGTTATCCGTGTTTTTCTGAACTTCCCAGTGTTCGTTGATAAAATAATAAATGGCTCCTTGTGTCGCTCGATTTGTTATCGGGTGCTTTTTGATTTCACTGTGAAACAGTTTTTGCATATACTCGCAATTTTCTCGGGTCCGGAAGTAATTGCCGCATTGATAGAGGGTGAGATTCTTGACTCTTCTTTGATCTAAACCTGCCTCTACCTCCAGCAGATTATTGATAAAATAAAACCGCTCTCCATGGTCAGCCCTAAGATTGATGGGTTCTATCCGCTCCAGTTTGCCTTTCCAGACCTTGTGCTGACTGGCTAACTCTTTGGTCAATGATTGCCTTTCAAGCGGATTTACGTCCTCTAATTGAAATAGATATTGATTGCCCAGATTTTCATTCAAAGAATAACGAATGCCTTTTTCAAATTCCCAGAAACAATACATGATGACGTCTCCGTTTTCCTTGATTTCCCGAAATACGCCAAGCCCTATTTTCTTACCCAGCAACGTAACACGGATATATTCATTGCGCGTGGGTATGTTTCTTGCCACAATTTCAGATTTCAGTTTATTCCAGGAAAGATGCTTAGTGGAGAATGCGCTTTGAAGGCTTATTTTTTCGTCATGAGTAGCAGGGCGTAGGGTTTTGGAGCTTACATCCAACTCCTCAGAGAAGAAGGCTCCACCGGGATCAAGATAAGCGCCCAGTACAACGCGTTTAAACTGCGATTCTTTTACGATACCGATGATACCGTCTTCTGTCGCCACCACATCATTTCTTAGTGGGCAGTCGTTGTTAAACCAGTAAACAAATTGTTCGAAAGTGATGAGATGTGTGTTCTTGGGTCTTGCTTTATAGCGTACTCTTAGTCCCTGTCGTCTGCAATATGCCTCGATGGCCAACTCGTCTTTTAGCTGATAGGGGTTTACTGACCGGAGAAAAGTAGTAACCTCTCTAGTACTTTTCATTTTATCTTCATAATTATAGGGTTCATGACAGAACAAATATACAGTTTTTGGGGAATAAAAAAATAAAAGATAAAATAAAAGTTTTTCAGAATGCGCCCAAATATAAAAAACAAGCAAAAAAGTAGCTAAATAACTGGTTTATAGCTGGTATTGAAAACCTATATATTTCACGGGCTCATTTATTTCTCCTTTAATATATATAGAGAAATAAAATGTGATTTTCTGCAAGAAACACATCGTAGAGTAGATTTATCGGCTAAATAACGCTTTCTGGGAAAGTTCAAACATATATAGACTTTTATAGGCTGCTAAAAGACTTATGCTAACTATATATATTATAGCGTTTTATGCTGAAATTCTTACATTGCAATCAGAAGCAAAACGGGTGGAATTTTCCATTTATTGAATATCAATCAGTTACAAAATGGGACTTGAAATTGGGTCGGAGCACAAATCCGGCACTCGCTCCGCGCACGCGACCCACCCTCTTCTTTTTGAAATTATTAGTTCATTGATATTCAATCGTTTACAACATTCACTTTTCACAAAAGTGAAAGTAAAAAGGCTTAAAGAGCACTTAATACCAATTTTGCTTTCAATTTGAAACTTAATCCCACCTAAAACCAATTAGAATAAAACAAGGCAAACTCATAACCACCTGATACTAAAATCTTTGCAGTTTGAGAATGCTGCTTTTAAATTGATATATACATAAATTCGGGTCTTTTTTGTTTTCTGTGAAAATTGATTTTTTTTCATTCAAAACAAAATTTCCCTATCTAATTGACATTCAACATGTTGTTATCGCGCGCATGCGTGGTTTATCCATTTATTTTCAGACCGTCCGAAAAAGAAAGTTTGAAAAAAATTTATTAGAAAAGTTTTTGAGATTAAAAAAAGGATGTTATAATAGAGTATATCAAAACGGCGACGAAATAACAAGCCGAAAGGATATACAGAGAAACAAAAAGTTTAGATATACAGATTAGAAATTTAAAAACTCAAAAAGGCAAAAAGAAAACAGACCGCAAAAAGCGAGAAACAAAAAGGTGAGGGCGTTCTACCTAAAAATTACGCATGTAGGGTTCGTTATGGAACGATTAAAGAAAGTGTCAAAAAACCACATTCCGCCCGACTGCTAACCAAAGCAGATTTTTATGGAACGGTGAAAGTACGTGTACTTTGTGACCGGGTGATAAAGGTACATTATTTGGGAGTGCCACACCTGAAAGGTAGTGTTTGAATAATACCATAATTGCGCCCAAGTGCGCACGGAGATAAAAAACACAATGCGATAAAAACAAGTCGCACGATGAACGGAGATAAACGTATATGCCAATGCTATGCTCAATACTCTCCTCGGCTACCCGCCTACATATCATCGCCAAAGGTTAGCTGCCAGACTGGAAAAGGTCTGGGTGTGCGGAAGAAACATCCTGTTGAAAGTGGAGTATAACAGGTGTTTGCACAGATGAAGTTTTGACAGTAATGCTGGATATAGCACAAAATTTCTTCCGGGCAAACTATGCCGTACACCTGTGTAACGTTTAAAGTTGTTTTGAAAATGGCACGTTATCGACTATAAGGTAGCGTGCCATTTTTGCCAAAGGACACACGGTTCACGGTTGCCGTCTTTTCCTCTAACGAGCTGAAATGTGGAGTTCGAGTCTCCAGTGCCCACAATATGCACTTTTGCGTAGTAATCAAATAAATTTTATCATTATGGCAACTCAAAAATTAAATGCAGAACAATTCGCTGCAATGGACACAAAAACAGCTGGTATCTTTTTAGTTTATCCCGGAAAAGAGGGTAAAGACACTGCACAGTACTTCTATGGTGAGGACTATGTGGCAAAAAAACTGCCAAAGAACTCTCCCAAGAAAGCACAGGAAGACGAACTTTTCAGGGTATGGAAAAATGTGGTGCGCACGATGTGGGACACAAAGCGTGAAGAACTGAAATTGCGCCAGGACAATGACGGTATCCGCTCAAAGTTCCGTGCTTCAACTCCGTGCCGTATCATCGTTCGTAATGAAAAAGGCGACCTTGTGAAACAATTCGACCTTGACGAATCAGTATGGGCAAAAATTGGTCTTATCCCGACTGCAAAGGATATTGCCCGTCTGGAAGACAAAACCCGTGAATTTAACAAGGAAATTTTCAAGGCAACAAAAGCGAGTTTCGATGCGCTGAAATTCCGTGTTGATTTGACTGAAAAGAAAGAAAGCAGTGTGGAGCAGGTACTTGACAATGCTGCACAGGAAGCAAACAAAGAACTGGAAACCATAGCTGCCGAAACTCCCGAATTGGTAGAAGCTGCTGCCTGATTGGTGCCCAGAACCTAACAAACAAAGCGTGCCCGAAAACCGGGTGCGCTTTTCTCTTTAACCGGATGTTAATATACACTTTGCCAGGATTGTACCCTGGAATATCCACACTACTTATTTTTCCAATTACTGCAACTGTCGGGAGACAGACCTTTCCCTCCTAAAGTCAACACAGCATAGTGCCACCAGTGGCTTAAATCGCAATACTCCTGTTTGGATTTTGCGGGCTATGCTTGTGTACCGCACTATGTGGGAAGGAAATCTGCCGGTAGTCATAGAAATAAGTATCCCAAAGTAAACACTATTTTCTCTGCCAGACTATTCGCTATTAAGTGTAACCAACATGAAATCAATGCAAATAGTATGGACGATAATGTAAACCATCCCAAGCACTATACCTCGCACCCATCGGGTGTGGAGTGCATCCAGATTACTGAATGCCACAACTTTTGTGTGGGCAATGCCATGAAATATTTGTGGCGTGCCGGTCTTAAATTCGATGCGGATAAAAGTGATTCACAGAAACAGGTAGAAGACCTTGAAAAAGCGGTGTGGTATATCCAACGAGAAATTTCACGAATTAAAAAAAATAATAGCACATGATTAAATTTATCTCTGCCCGTTTTTCGAGCCGGTGTGCCGAAACGGGTAACCGTATCAGTAAAGATGACAGTATTTTATACGATACTGCAAGTAAAAAAGCATATTGCTCGAAGTCCAAGTTTTATCTGGATGAAGCTGAGAGAAGAGCGGTTGCC